AAAGAATAGAGAGGGTGCGTGGGTTATCTACGCGCTAGGGAGAGAGGGTTACCTTGTGACCCGCTCTTACTACGGTTACACAAAGCGGGAGAGCGTGCGCCTATTCCGTCAATATATGAGAGAGGGTGAGAGTAAGTGATTAAGTATGCAGCAGAAAGAGAAAGAGTATTAGACGAATTAGTGGTGGCCTATGACGAATTAGCGGGAGAGCGGTTAGATAATCTTATCTCGCAGGAGATTTATATTAGGCGCAAGCTGCAGCTAAACAATATCGCGGTAGATGCCGGTATCGGATCACCGGAGATAGAGCGGGAGATAGCTAAACGATACCGCCGGTAGTTGCGTACTATCGTACTCTCTCTTGCACCACTAGGGGAGAGTGCGGTAGTCTGCACCTAATAGTTAGGGCAGAATATGAAAGAGGGAGAGAGTAATGCAGCTACAGGAGATAGATACCCTGCAAGATCTAAAACTATGGGTGGAAGAGAATATGCAAGGTGCGGAAGTATATGAAGATATGTATGGAACCTTAGTTATCCGCACTAACCTAATATCTACTATGGGTGGATACTTATACGAGAAAGAGGGAGAGGGTAATGATTAGTTTTAATCATAATCATAACTATGTCTATGGTGATGTGCCAGGGCTAGGAGAGTGTGAGTGTGGCGCGTATCGTGTATGGCATAAGGAAAGTCAAACCTATGGAGAGTATGAAAGGCAGGGAGAGTAAGTGAGCCACTACGACGGCGATCCGTTTAGTAATCACCAGCTTAATGAAGTGAAATGCGCGGAGTGCGAGGAGCACTTCGACGATCAAGAGGGAGAGGGCAATATCTGCCCTCCCTGTATAGCGAAAGAGGGAGAGAGAATGACAATATGTAAAGAGTGCGAGGGAGACGGGTGCACTATCTGCACCCTATTCTGCGGTGACTGTTTAACGCCTGTTGATAATTGCGGGTGCTTAGTATGAACGACTACACAATTACGCTAGTTTATGACTTATTTAATATCACTACTGTAGTTTATGCAGACAATGAGGAAGAGGCTAAACGATTTGCCTTGCAGAAACTAGATCAAGAGTGTGGCTTACCTTTAGATGAGCCTATGGAATATCAAATCGAGCTAGAAGGAGTGTTCACAAAATGAAAGAGACTATGGAAGAGCTAATGAAAAGAGAGCAGGAAGAGATGTTAGTGACTATCAATAGGGCTAATTCTGCCCTAATGCGTATCTTTAACATAGAAGAGGAGGAGGGAGAAGATGAGTAAGTGGACTGTATGGGTAGGCGGTAGTGAGATAAATTGGAAACACTATACGCACAAGATAGACGCTGAAAGGATAGCTGAATTTTGGCGTGAGGTTAAAGGATATGACGATGTAGTAGTGCAAGAGGTGGCGTAATGGAGGACTTTATCGCCGTCAAAACTAAACCCTGCTGCGTATGTGATAAGTATGAAGTGTGGAGTCTAGATCGTAACGCTGTAACTAGGTGGCAAGAGGGAGAGAATATCCAAAGCGCCTTTCCCGATATGAGCGCCGGAGATAGAGAGATTCTGATATCCGGTACACACGCTGCTTGCTGGGATAAGTTATTTCCAGGAGAGGAGGAGAGCGATGATGAATAAGGAATGCGTAAGAGAGACAGTATGGCAGGACTGTGACCTTACAGGACACGAGGAAGGGTGCTATATGTTGGTATGCCCTGACTGTGGACACAAGGATAGGGATTGTGAGAACCCTAATGGACGCTGAGATTATTAGTTTCCACCCGCGCCAATCAAGTCTAATCCTGCTCTATGAGGTGGTAGATGAACGGGGTAACGCTGAGTGGGGTGGCAATTCAGAGAGAGAAGCTCTCGCGTGGATTGCTAATTCCCCTACAGCTACCCGTATACTGGTATCGGGGTGGGAGAGTGATGAAGAAGACGCTCACCTAGTAGGGCAACCCTTAGATATAACAGCGATAGTGAGAGAGGCAAGTAGATGAACGAGAGAAGGCTGATAGCTGCTGCAAATATGGCAGTACGCCAGCGTAACTATAGACGGGCGCGAGATCGTGCTCTTGTCAAACTAGCACAACTATATCCGGACGCTTACAAAGAGCTGCTGGAGAGGGAGAAGGCGAATGACGAAGCGCAAGGTCGTAAGTGGCTTGATATTGACGGGACTACTACTGGTATGGATACACGATCCACTACCACCGTTAGTGCCCAAGCAAGTACCAGTAATCACAGCTCGAACGAAGGCTACAATGGAGGAGAAGCGTGAGAACAAGCGAATCGCAAGAGAATATAGTCGCGCTCTCGGATATTCGAGAAAAGAAATTGCGTGCCTTATCACCCTATGGACCCGTGAAAGCAGGTTTGACCACCTTGCCGACAACAAACGAAGTACGGCTTATGGAATTGCTCAACTCCTTGGAGAACGTAGTTCACGACCTGAACTACAAATCCTTCACGGTATACGATACATTGAATACCGCTATCGAGGAAGTGCGTGTCGCGCTCTCGCGTTCCACAGTAGAAGAGGGTGGTACTGAGTGAAACTTATACTAGATCCGGCGTCGTCAATGAGATCCTTTTACTTTGATAAGAAGGATAAGCGCGTTCTCTTTGGTGATATACGAGTGAAAGAAACTCACTTATTAACTAACGGTCAGACTATTCATATAGAACCCGATGAGGTTATGGACTTCCGAGCCATACCTTATCCAGATGAAACTTTTAAAATAGTAGTCTTTGATCCACCTCATATGCTCAACTTATCCGAGAAATCGTGGATGAGAAAGAAATATGGAGTGTTAGATAAAGAAACTTGGCGTGATGATCTGACTAAAGGATTTGCTGAGTGCTTTAGAGTATTAAAAGATGAAGGTACTTTAATCTTTAAATGGAACGAAGTATCTATTCCATTGAAAGAAATCCTTACTCTTACCCCCCCCTACAAGCCGGTCTTGGGTCATCCTTCAGGCAAGCGTATGGGAACCCATTGGGTATTGTTTATTAAAACTATGCTATAGTTTGCACGCTCCTCCTTTCAGCGAAATACTAGCCCTCAGTCGTTACCTCTTTCCGACTGGGGGTTAGTGCTTGTTATCCGTACTATAAAATCCAGGAGCATTGAAGACCACACCAGGCGCAGACCATCTGCGTCTGAACTCTGTATGGCAGTTGTCGCAGATGTATGTCTCTTCGGGATCAGTCATCTTGCGTTCGATGGTGCGTACATCACCGCACCCTGGACACTCGTAGTCATATGTCATAGCTTGATAGCATCCTCAATAGGCAGATAACCTACTACCTTCTCAACCTTATCTACATTCTCAAACTCTGTAGTCGCTGGCATCTGATGTGTATGCCACTGTGGTTCGTCCATATCTGTTAGATCAAAGGAGTAGATTCCAGATGGAGTACTGTTAATGTAGAAGGGCAATAACTCACGGTGGTATGCCTGCTCCATCAGCTTGCGGTACTTCATCTGCTCTATAAGTAGCGTAGAATAATGGGTTTGGCGACACTTCAACTCAATGAAGTGACCGGCCTTGGCACTGGTGCAGTCGAAGGCATCATAGATTCCTGGTGCTCTCTCTAAATCTGGGTAGAGATTAAACTTAAGGAAGTCAAAGAGTATTAATTCGTTCATCTCCAAGGACTTTGACCGCCTAGCCTATCCTGCAAGGCACGAAGTGCAAAGGTAATCCTGCGATCTGCTGTAGATACAGCACACTCTAGTAATTGTGCTACTTGTGCAAGTGTCATAGCTTGGTGGTATCGCCATACCAGTGTGGTTTGGTGCTCGGTATCAAGACCTAAGTAAGCCTTCTTAATATCAATCAGGATAGCAAGCAGGTTGCCACCTTCTGCTGGTGAGGAAGAACCCTTGGGTCTGCCATCACGGATCATCTCTTGTGCCTGCTCTAGTACTGTGCCATCTATGACTGATGCAATAACATAAGGCAGTAGTTGTGCTAAGTTAGCAGTCTCATAGTAGGACTCATCAGAGATATGATAGCCGGACCTGATTGACTTCTCCTTGCGAGCATACCTTTCAGCAGCACGAAACATCTGCCAACCAACACGCTGTTCATTATGCTGGCGCTGTTTGATCTCAGGCTCTGATAGCTGCTCATTCAGATACTCAGCACGCGATAGCGCCCACTTGATACACTCTTGCTTGACATCATCAAGATCTACAAAGGCTTTATATCTATTGTGGATGGTCTGTGCAACAGATGGTGCTATGTCATAGACAGATGGGTGTAGTTCAGTCACAGTCAGGTAGCACCAAATCTATAGTGTGTTGAATGTTCAACAACTTAATAGCAAGGAAGTCTATGTAGTTGCTAGCATCAGCCAGCTCTTCAATCAGTTCTTTAATGGTATCGCTGGTAGTAAAGGACTCGAACTTCTGCCCTTGTGCTATCGCATACTGATCTGCGCCCACACCACGCACACGAGAGGCACGAAGGGATGCAAAGGATTCAATGAAAGATGTAAGGTCATCAGTAGATACACCGTTAGCACGGTAGCCAACTACTGCAAGGTGGTCTACTAACGGGTTGCTGTTGGACATATCAACACCGTCTCGTTCTCTACGTCGATCTCCAAGATGTGAAAGCCCATAGTATGCAAAGTCTGTATCATCTGCTGCCATTCGCCCTTATCCATTCGTCTCTCCTACTAACAAAGCTCGTGTTGCATCTGCACCGTATGCTAAGTAGTAGTCGTTAATGTCCATATTAGGTGGCAATTGTACTATAACTCCGTTTAATACTTCTTGTTGAACACGCTTACTAAAGTCTGCTCCAGGGTTAGTGCCATCTTCCTTTACGTCATTATCGCCCACAATAAATACACTGTCATAACCGTTAAGTAACTTAGCAAAGTGTGGCTTCCAAGCCTGTACTCCTGGTACACCCACTGCTGCTATGCCAAGAGTTCCGCTAGTAATGACTGTGTCTAGCTCACCCTCACAGACCACGATGTATGGGCTAGTAGCTGTTACATCAACAGCGTTGTATAGGTGTGCTTTCTGCCCTGTAGGACTACCATACTTAGGCTTACCATCATCTAGCCTACGAAACTTAAAGCCTACACACATACCCATAGCTGTAATGTAGGGAATAGATAGCCAACCGGCGTGCATCTCGTGACCGTTAATAGGATCAACGACTGTACCTAACTGGAACTTAGCTGCAACAAGTTCAGATATCCCACGTTCGTTTAGCGCGACGAGAGTTTCTGGAGTTATTTCCTGTGCGTATCTCTGCGCCGCTTCTAGTTGCAATTTCGACTGCACGTTTGAGGCCATCGTTAAACTCCAGATTCTCTATGAGGCAAACTATATTAGCGGCGTTGCCTCCTTTACCGCAGGTAAAACAGAAGTACAGATTGTCATAGGTGTTAATGGATGCAGACCTATGACTATCATTATGTAAAACACAGCGCACTGAAGCCCCATTACCTTCTCTTACTTCACCGCCATAGAAGGCAATGATGGGTGTTATGGGGATTGAGTTTGCATCAACGGCACCTTTGTACCTGCGTGTTTTACCCAACCTGTTCCAGTCTTGTGCTGACATACACACCCCTTAACGTCGCACTTCTCGTGCCAGTGTGCAGCACGCTTGAGATGACCTAGAAAGTTTTCCTCTCCAGCTTTACCGCAGTTATCGCAGATCACTTGGGTTGCATCCCTTTAATAACTTCAACTTCAACTCCGTTAAACAGCAAGCCTGCGTGTGCAAGTCCCCAGTTGTAAGCGTTGTGTTCTAAGTTTGGGTTCTCTAGATCTGGTGATTCAATCATAAGGCCAGCAATACCTTCTGCGAACTCTTGTTCAGTTAGTTTACTCTGAGTCATTTTCTGCCTCACTTCCACCTTCGACCACCTCTGACTCTGTGGCATCGGCTTCTTCACTGACGCTCTCTTGCGTCGTCTCTTCAACGGTTTGATTGTCGCTGCCATCTTCACTCCAAACATTTGATGTGGTGATAATACCTTCTGGTACTGCCATTTGTTTCTCCTTCAACCATTGTGTTAAGTCTTGGACCACCCAAGCCTTGTCTATGCCAGCGTTGCGGCGTTTAACTACGACATAATGCAGTGGCACTTCCCCAATACCACGAGCCTTAGCGTAGTTAACCGCCTCAACCTCTGCTTGCCTCCAGAACTCAGGAAGGTTTAGCCTTGCCGTGTTCTTGAGTTCTAGTATGTATGCCTGTCCCGCAACCACACATACTAAATCACCTTCGTCGTCCTTGCCTGCCAAGCGCAAGCGCTCAGCTAGTACACCCAGACCACGAAACCATTTCATTACATCTATCTCGAAGGCTGCACCCTTAGCCTTATTGTACTTCGGGTTGCTCATCTACAAGCACAACCTTATTGATTTTATAGATGACATTTCCTTCTTCATCCTTGACTAATTCCACGATACCAGATTGCAACAAAGCACCAACAAAGTTGGTTAGATCCACCTTGAGTGCGTTAACGTCTTCACGCAGTGCATCAACTTCTACACGTAAGAGTTCAATGTTAATCTTATCTCGGTACTTATTTGATAAACTTTCTTCAGCCATTAGAACTCCTGTCCAAAATACCAAAAGCCAAGATCAATATTCCAATGATAATCAGATATATCAAAGCCAATACCGAACCCTCGCTTACGACCATACGCCCACCAAAATCCAGCAATTTTCTTTTCACTCATTGTTCTATCTCATTTCCGTATTCATCTACGATGTAGTCTCCAGTATAACCTGCTCGTGCATCCCGTCCCAGCATTGCGCCGAAGGCGTTTCTATCTGATATCTGACAGGCTCCGTAGTTAACCATTAGCGATGTAAAGTCAGAGGCATCTGCCGTGTGTGGCCCAAACCTATTCTTTACTGCTGCAATGTTTAACTCTGCGTTCATTGGATCATAACCCAGGGTCAGTATCAACGCTGGTAACTGGCTCACCTTGCCGTGAATAGCACGACGGGCAGGTGGCTTAGTTGGTGAGCCATACTCTGACTGCTCAGAGACGTGGTGCAGGACCAATACACAGGCTTCTGTCTTACGTGCCATATCGTGCAGCTCCATCATAATCGCACGTAAGCCTGCCCATTCATTATCAGTCTCTGCTGCCACGTTCATCAAGTTATCTATGATGATTAACTCTGGAGCAATTCCGTATAACTCCACGTACGCTCTGATTTCTAACTCGATATCATCGAGTGACGGACTAGAATCAAAGACCCATTTAATATGACCTAATTTACTAAGGTGCTGGTTGTAGTAGTTACTATCATTAGATAAGTTCTGTTCAACATTAACCTGATTATGACCCGATAGGTGTGCTGCACTTCGCATCATCACCGTAGTCGTATCAGTATCTGCTGAAAAGAATAGTGCTGGTACGCCTGACTTGATTGCATAGATCAGTGCAAACATAGACTTACCAGCGTTAGGTGCAGCAGCTACCATACAGACTTGTCCCCTTCGGAACTTAATCTGCTTGGCTGCTAAGCCACTCCATACATCGGGTAGAGGCGTTGCTTTAGTGAGCACGGTTCCCCAGGCTCTATCTAAACTAAGCAACGCTTTCCCCCTTCAGTATTATATTTAATTGTTTGCGGATATCACGTCTTTCAGGTTCGGTTAAACCGCCCCAGATACCAAAGCGTTCGTTTCGTACGCCCCAGTCTGCACATTCAGATTTATGGACACAGTTTCCACAGACATAGACAATGAGTTTCTTTTCAGAAATTGCAGTGCCGTCTTCTGGAGGAAAATACACGTCTGTGTCTATGCCCCTACAACGTGGATCCTCAAACTCCCAAGGACCACGCATTCAATCAACGAATCCAGATAGTGTCGCACTTTTCTGACTTCGGTAATTCCTTTGGACCAGCACACATAAAGCCTTGCCAAGGTCCCTTCTCTCCAACGCCTGAACGGAAGTTCATCTGTCCGTGACGGCACATCTTTACTGACGGATCAGAAGATGCTGCTACTGGTGTTGCATTGAACTGTGCTTGGATGTTCTGCACTGCTGTTGCAGTAGCGTTGCCACCACCAAGGTCAGCAGATGTTGCCTTGATAAGCGCAGCAACCATACCAAGGTCGTTAAGACCTGTCTCTAAATCCTTTACATCTTGTGCATAAAGGTTGATAAGAGTTCCATCAGATAACTTGTAGTTAATCTGGAACTTTGTGTTCTCGTTTGCAGCCATTTACTTTCCTCCACTAGCTCTGATATTGATTCTTACAGATTCGTTACCTACCGATTTAGGAACAAACCCCAGAAGTTTCTCAACTTCTTTTGCGTCAACTGTCTCACGACCTTTAACTGTTGTCCAACTGATTTCAACACCACTCTTAGTGATGCCTGTAGATCCTTCAAGGGATGCCTTCAAAGAATCTTTCTCTTTCTCCAGCTCTTTTATCTTGCCATCTAACTGTAGGTAGTGCAGTGCGTGCTTGTCAACTTCTTCGTCCTCAATCACTACTTCACTAAGGACGATACGTTCTTTTTTTAATCCAGTGCAACCCATCTCACCGGATGCGTCATAGTACTGGCAGTAATCCTTACAGAAGGATTCATCCTTCTCAGGCTCTGGCAATGTCTCTGATGCTTTGACATTGGCTAACCAAGATAAAGCAGCAAGTGCCATCACTTCATCATAAGGTTCTGTATGCACCTTGATGTCCTTCTCAGAACCATCACGTGCTATTGCTACAAGGTTGACTGTCTTTACTTCGTAGCCATTTTTAGATAGCAAGTAACCGTAGAGTTGCACCTGCCAACGCTGTTGGTTTGATGGGAAGTAACCAAGGTTCTTAATCTTAGATGTCTTCCAGTCAATGACTGCGCCAGTACTAGGTACGAATAAGTCTACGTGTGCTTTCATATCACCGTAGGCAACTTCAGTTTCCACTAAGTATTCTTTTGCTTCAGGATCAAGTGAGCCAATAGCATCTTCAATAGCTGCGTGAATAGCAGTACCCATAATGGCTGCAAGTTTAGATTGGTTATCGTTTGTATGTGGTTGTGCATTCAGTCTGTACCAAACCTTGCGCTTACAGCCACCAATCTCAGATGGGCCAACCTCTGTCTGCATACTGCGGTCACGACTTGCATCTTTAGCGTGCAGTACGTGAAGTAGTAGTTCTTTAGGATCTGCTATCGCCATTTGCGGTCATCTCTCCAACTCAACCAAGTATCGAAGCCATATGCTGCAACAAAACCTAGTAGAAAGCTGGTTAAACAAAGTGCAATTATCTCTTTCATTTATACCCTCACTTGTCCGATTACTTGTATTGGTGGATGCGTATTGATATCCAGTAAGGATGCAATCCTGACTG